GTTGTGCAATCTGCATTAACTGCTGCTGCACAACAGCTTGTATTTGTGCTCTTGCAGCTAAAGACACGTGTTCAGAAACATGACCTTGTAAAATTGCAAGTATTGCAACTTGTGATTTCACTAACTGTGATGACATAAAAGAACGGTGTGCTTCTATGTGTGCATCATGGTTTTGTTGAATGAAAGCTTGTAGTTGTGCCCCCTTCAATGCCTGTGCATTTTCCATACCTGGATCCATAGGCGCTGGTTGTTGAGGAGGAGGTAATAAGTTTTCTACGTTTTGAACACCCAAAGCTTCGTACATTCTTCTGTAGGCCTCATACAAGTTATGCATTTGTGGATTGGTTTGTGCCAATTGTAACTGCATCTGAGCCATTGTAACTCTTTGAGAAATAGAAAAAACGTTTGGATCTGATTGTGGTAAAACATCTACACGCTGATCAAAATCTTGAGCTTTGATAAAAGAATTACCCCCCGCTACGTTGTATGGATACATCGGTGGTAAATAAGTAGAAAATACTTTTGCTAATAATTTAAACTCTATCTTTTGAGCGTAATGTAATCTTTTGTGAATTGCTGACATCACTTTGGTTCCTCTTTCGAGTAAAGCCATAGTAGTGCCCACTGGCATTTCTGAAGTGCCGCCTTCAGCTAATTTCATGTCAGCTATTGAGGCGAACCGTCTACCCGCATCTACGCAAAACCCTAATAAGCTAAATAGCGTAGCAGACGGTTCTTTATATGGTAAAGGTAGTAGTGAATCTCTTAATACCCCGTTAGGTGCATCAACGTCTCTAAATTCTCCTGGTTGGATTGGTTGATCATCATCTCTGATTCTGAAACCACGAGACTTGAACCCAGCTGGTAAATTTGACAATGTTCCTGCATCAAGCAGCTGACGAAGAGCAGCAGTTGCAGTTCTACTAAGGCCACCCAACATATGAATAAGACCAAAGCCATAAAAACCAAGACCGGGTAAGAATTTGTAATGAACAAAATATTGAATCTTTTTTCTGAGTGGATCAGCTTTACTATAGTTTCTATAGATTGATAAAACTTTACCTGAACCTTCATCAATAGTGACAATATAAGGTACTTTAATTCCTGACTCTTCTTCAAAACCTTTTAAGTCTAACAGCACATGCATTTCTAACAAAGTATAATCTTGATAAGTGTCTTCTTTCTTTGTGCCCTCTAATTCATCATATTTTTCTTGAATATCATCATCCACATCATAAGGACTAATCTTTACGTCACGATAGAAACCAGATACCTGTTGTTTTTTAATTTCATTCTCTGTCATCTTTACAACGTGAGTCACACGTTCTGCAGACTCCAGGTCAGATGTCATGTAAGGAATAACAAGATCTTCTGCTGCAATAAATTTAGATACAGCTCTGCCCATTCCACCATCATAATAAATTTTCTTAAATGCACTTCCGGCTAATGGTAAGTGAAATAATAATTGATCCATCTCAGGATCATACTCTTCCATTACATCCGTGATGTAATAGTTCATAAACTCTTTTACCCGTTCTGATTGTGATTCAACTTCTGGAGTGGCTTGTCCGATTATTTGAGTTCTAACAGGACCACCTGCAGGCAACAACTCTTTATAAGATTGCGCTTGAAACTGAACAACTGACTCTGAGAGCAGCGGGTGATAAACACCACTTGCACCATCAAAAGGTCTTGATCTTTCTTCGTATTTAAATCCGAGTAAATCTAAACCTTTAGTGTATCCTTGTTCCCACTCTTCTCTTGAACTTTTATCGCTGCTATATCCACTTTGTAATTCATTTGACAATTCATCTAAATCATCGTCTTCTAAAAAATCTGCTAAGTTTGCTCCAAAGGGAACTCCATCTTGTTGTTCCTCTTCAGGATTAATGACGACAGAACCGTCAGCTTCTTCTAAAAATTTTCCTTCAGGCTGATCGCCGTCTAGTGTAATTTCCTGTCCAACTTTTTCTATTTGAATAATCTCGGCAGGGTTGATTGCTTTGTCTACGTTATTATCTACCATTTATAACCTCATCTAACGAAAGTAAACTAGGACTTTCTATTTGTCCACCTCTTTTACGAGTGACATAATTCTGAAGAAGACCTTCATCTAATTCAACTCTAGGCTTATCATAATTCTTTTCTTTTAGATATTCTATTGTTGGTGTTAGATCTATGAAACCCCAACCTTGAGGATTGTTTGGAATGTACGCATCAGGATAGTTTTTAGTTGTAGCAAAAGTAGAAGCATCGAGAGTATTATAAAATTGACCCTCTTCATTTTTTGCACCTTGTTCATAAAGTTTGGGTGCAACAAAATCATCTCCATATATTTGTTGTCCAAGTTTTGTAATCTTGCCAACCACGTTGTTGGCTGCTTTATACATTGTATTGTTTTTAGGATTGTCAATCGATCCATAAAAAGCAAACATACCTTTTGCCCTATCAGAATTACCTAAAGCATTAAGAGTGGTTTGTTCGTTTGTAAACTCATCTCCTCTTGGCACTCGATCTCCTCCTAATTGAATTTGCGCTGCGTGTTCACCAGGAACCCAAGTGACCTTATCTACACCTGTTCTAATTGAGTCAAGAACATATTGATAAATAGCTTCTTCTGCATAACCTAAAGGACCAGTAGATACATAAGGTATTGTTTTAGATATTTTGCCCGGTATGTTTTCAGTTTCGATTCTTTTAAATCGATATTGATTTTCGACATACTTGTTTAACTTTTTCATGTATTTAAAAATTTCATCAGCTCTTGTGTTGTTTGCTAAATAATTTTCTCTGTTCGCTTCAGGAATATTATCAATCATTGTTGC